CTCGTATAAGTTCTCTGAAGAGGAATATAGTCCTGAAGAGATTGTAAGAGAAGATTTTGGATTATATAATGATTTATGTATTGAGAGTTATTTAGAAAATGCTATCAAAACTGCAAATCAACTTAAGACATTAGAAGACTTATTAATTCCTATGCGATTTAGTAGAAGTGTTTCAAGACGCGTTTTCAATGTTGATATTGGAGATATTCCTACTAAGCAAGGAGAATCTGTTCTTGCTGCTCAAATGCAACAGTACAAATATAAGAAATTCTATAATGTAGAAACTGGCGAAGTGACTAATCAGCAACATATTACATCTATGGTAGAAGATTATTGGTTCGCTAATCGCTCTGGTGGTAAAGGAACAACTGTTGATACTATTGATGAAACTGGAAATCTAGGAGAACTCGGAGATATTATCTATTTCTATAAGAAATTATATAAATCAATGAAAATCCCTACCTCGAGAGTCCCGTATCAAACAGATGTTGATAGCACTTTTGATTTTAGCTCAACAACAGTAACAAGAGAAGATTTAAAATTCTTTATGTTCATCTCTAAAGTAAGAAAAGTCTATTCTTCTTTCTTGAAGAAAATTCTTCAGCGTGAGCTTATTTCTTCAGGTGTCCTTAAAGCTACAGAATGGGAAGAGTATAAAGAGAAGATCACTATTAGTTTTGCAAACGAAAACAAATTCATTGAAAAGATGAACCTTGAGACTTGGACTTCAAAATTAGATATTTATCAAACAGCAAGAGATTATGCAGGAAGTGTCTTCTCATATAGAAAAATTATGAAAGAAGTCTTCAGATACTCAGATGAAGAAATAGATGAAAATCTTAAAGAAATTGCCAAAGAAAAAAAGGATCCTAAGTTCAAAGACTTCTATAAAACTGATGAGGAAGAACAAGGATTTTAATCCTTTTATAAATAGTAATAATAACTCTAAGGAACAAAAATGAATTTTAACATATCAGGAAAGCCCGAATATAATTTACAAGCTTCACTTACTGCCGAACTTGTAGACTTATATGGCGTTAAGATTAAATTTATGATTGCCGAGAAAATTAATGTTGATAATATTGTCTTTGGTGACTACTCTCATATCAAGACAAATTCTAATGATACCTTCGAAATTTATGCACTTCCTGAGACTTCTGAAACATTTGATAACCTTAATATAAACTTTACTCAATTTGGAATGCAAACTCAAGAATCCGTTAATCTTTTTGTTAGTAAGAAAAGTATTCAAAAAATCTATCCTGACTTTTATGAATCTAAGGGATTAAATGGCATAATTGGAAATCTTATTGTTCTTCCTTCTGGCAGAATAATGGAAATTACCGATTGTCAATTTGAAGTTCCTGGTATATCTAATCTTTATGCTTATCAAGATCAAAAGAATGCTTTCAGACTTACTTGTATTACCTATAATCATAAAAAATCTAATGAAATTGATAATATTGCTGCAGTTGAACCTAACTTTGTTTCTTTAGAGAACTATTTCAATGAATTAACTGATATTTCTTCTGATCAAGATTCGGAAGCTAAAGTTGAACAAATACCAGAAACTACTAAGGTTATTGTTCCTGATGTTGATTCAGTCTTCGGGAGATTTTAATCATGATGACAGAAAAGGAATTATTTACGGCAATTGCTAATAGAAGATATTTAGATTTCCCTGCTATGTCCTTATTAAGAAATAACGAAGCTTCTGATGAAATATGGATTTTCTTCTTTATTGTCTATCATCCTGACTTTTTTGCAATTGATACCGATAAAAGACAATTACTTGAAGTTTATAAAAAGATTCCTTTGTATATAATTACTCAAATCAGAAGTGAAGAAAAGGGTTCAAATGATATTAAAATTCTTAAAAAGATTAAAGCTCTTATAAAGCTTTACAAGGACTAAAGATGAAAGGTTTATTTAATGGCACATCAGTAATTATAAAATTAATTAGTTCAGATAAACAATATGCGCTCAGACTTCATTCAGGCGAAGTTAAATTTGTAATTATTGATGAACCTGGAGAGAAGTTTGTTTTTGATAATTTTGATGATGCTTTAAAACATACAAGAAAGATGGATATGAGCCAAATGAAAAAGAGCTGACAAAATTTTTCATAGAATTGGTTCGAAATAGAAATGATGTAAAAGGGTTTAACCTCGGAAAATACGAGATATTTAAACAAATATCAAATAAAGTTATTTTTGACGCTATTGAAAAATATGGGATAGAATCTAAACAAATAAAAGCTCTCATGAAGCTTTATAAGGACTAAAATATGAATACCAAAAAAGAGTTTATGGATTTTGTTGAAAACATGAATCCGGCAGAGCAAGTAAGAGTTCATCTTAAATCATTAGAAGAAATTAAAGCACCATTAGATGTTATTTTATACTTCTTTATGAGACATACTTTAATGATGGGTGAAATTCAATATCTGAATGATGAACAAAAAGAAGTTTATACCTTCTTTAAAAAGACATTTATAACAGGTGGTCCTTTAATAGATGTATTATTTAAAATTGTAAATTCTAATAAAATTGAAGAAAAGAAACTAAAAGCTCTTATAAAGCTTTATAAGGACTGAGTATGCCGCCACCAAAAGGAGACTATTTTTATCGTAATTTAAGTGAAGAGGAATTATGGATTAAAATTAAGAAAGACCCAAAGGAGATTTTTTATATTCTTGGTAAAGATCAAACTCCTGATATGCAACTCTTCTGTGCCAAATGGGACCCTAATTTAATTATTCATATGACAGAACCTTCGCCTCAATTGATTTTTTATATTACTCATGAGCGCCCTAAAAATACCAATGATCTTCATCAAGAAAAAGTCACTGTGGAAGATTGGGGATTCGCTATTTTACAAGAACCTCTTGTTATGAAAGATTACTTGTGGAATAGAGAAGAAACCGATAGTTTCGAAGCTCCTTTTAAGCTTTGGGTTCATTATATTGTTGGAGCTTTGAAGAATAGATTTACTAAAGATAAACATGGTTTACTTTTAGGGAAGTTTTTCAGAAAAGACAAACTCGATAGTATTCCATTATATATTGTTTGGGGAATTTGTCGTATTTCTGATGAAACTGGTGAGGAGTATTTCCCTGAATACAATTCTGTATTTAAGAAGTTTAAAAATGAGTTAAATACTCAAATATTTAAAGAGCTTATGAATTATAAAAATGTAGATAAAAAGATTAAAGCTTTAATTAAGCTTTATAAGGATTAACAATGACTGAACGTCAACGGTGGTTTGATTTAATAGATAAGAGAAACAATAATAAAATTGTTAAAGCTTTTATTGAAGAAGAATGGACTGAAGAAATTTACTTCTATTACTTCTATAATAATATAGTACTATCAACAGAAATGAGAAAGTTATTAAAAGAAAGTCCTCATTTTAAAAGAATGAATGATTTTAGAAATAAATTAAGTGATACATTTACTCAATATATTGGATATAAGGCTTATACTTCTGATAATGATATTAGTCCGTTTATTAAAAATCTTATGAAACTCACAGAACAAGATGATGAGGTATTAACAAAATTTACAAACTTGCCTAAAAAAACTTATTGTTTCCTTAAACTTTGATACATTGACATTAAAACAGATTCAGACTATAGTTAAATTATATTCTTAAATTAACCTTAAAGAGTATAAGTATTTCTTATAACTCTTAAGGTTAAATTAAGTTTAAAATTATATTCCTAGTTCTTTCTCAGTTATGATAATAAATTTCAAACCCTTCTGCTTGGCAAATACTCGAGCTGCTTCCCACTTCGCTTGATTTACTAGATAAGTCAACAAATCCTTCTCAAACTTAATTTGAGCTTTAACTGTTTGTTTCTTTGGTATTTTAGGATGCTGAGTTTGAGCAAAAGGTTTAATCTCAACAAGAAATTTGGTTCCGTCTCTGTACTCCACAAAAGCATCAATATAATATCTATGAATTTTTCCATCTTTAGGACTTGTATATGGAATTGCGAATGGCTCTGTTCCCCATTTAACTACAAGTGGATTAGCATCGCAGAATCTATAAAACTTCAATTCCCACGAGCTGCGATATTGTGGGAGAGTTCCTTTATTCATTGTTCTATCTATTGGTTGAATATATTTATGTTCATTTATTATAGTATAGAAGCCTGTTTTAAATTTACTCACTTATCTTTTTCTCTCAATCTTGCAATAATATCTGTTGTACTCTCTTGAGTACTGATATTAATAAATGTATTATTATGACCAGCTCCTGATTGTTCCTTCTGAGGACTGGATAATTTGGACTTTCTAATCTTTTCAATTCCTTCTAGGACAGAAGTAATATCTTTATAAGATTGAGAAAGAAGTTTGACGGACTGATTAACTGATGTTACCAATTCAGCAAAAGAAGTAATAAGTGCAGCTCTGTTTGTCTCATCAGCATCAAGAAGTTCTAAAGTAACTGTATTGATAATTTTTCTTCCATTTTCAACAG